TAAAGATGGGGTGATCATTGATAGGGCTATCCATAAGCTTATGACCGATTATCTTCGTCAAATCCACAAAATGAAGAAGAATGTGGATACGGGCTTTAATGATGCTACGAGGAAAATCATGATTGAAGATGACAGAGATGAAATGGCAATGCAACTAAAAAAACCGTTTCAATCGTTGTTGTTACCTCTAATTTCTTCATTAACAAACTGTCCAGAATTTAAGTACCGATGGGATGATGTTTGGTCATTGCCCATCGGTGTTTTTATGGATAGTGTAGAGCGTGTTCAGAAGCATAAAAACTACAGCTTCGTCATGCAGGGCATATATAGTGGCTGCGTAGATACGAAGAAAATGGATAAAAAGGATCTTTATTGGATGGGAGACTTGAAATAGTCTCAAAAGAACAAAGAAAGGACGATGAAAACCATGTTTAACGCAACTCAATTTGTCATTGACAAGGTGCGTCGGATTACTCAAATCAATCTGGCAACAGGGCTTGTAGACTTTACTGGTACAAGTGTGGAGAGTCCTCAGATTGAGTTTACTGGTGAGTCTACCGATAAGACCGATGCTCAGGGCGTCTTGCTGGCCCGTTTCGATACTGCAAAAGGCGTAAACTTCTCTGGCGAGCTGTCTCTGTTGAACTTGAATCTGATGGGTGCCCAGTTGGGTTCTGAGGTTCAAGTAGCTGGTGAGAATGCTAAGGTTAAGGGGGCGGATTTTGCCATTCTAACTGTGACAGATACTGATGGTACTAAGACCGCAACTTTGAAGCATACACCTCTGGGAACTCCCGCCGCTGTGTATACTATGAGTGAGGATAAGAACATCAGCGGTGTTATTGAGGTTGGTGCAGAAGAGGAGAACGCTAAGATCAGCGGTACTACCATCACTCTGCCTGCTACCTTTGAGGGTACTACTGTCGGTGTGTACTATGAGTATGAGACGGAATCTGCTGTGAAGCTGGTGGATAGCGCCGAGAGCTTTGCAGAGGCTGCAATGTATATTGTGGACATCCTGGCTGCTGACGTGTGCAACCCTTCAGTTAAGCGTGCCGGTAAGATCGTGTTCCCCAAAGCAAAGATTGACAACAACTTTACTGTCAACCTAACTACTGAGGGAACTCACCCCTTCTCTTTCACCGCTCTGAAAGACTACTGCGCCGATGACGCAGAGCTTTGCTATATCCTGTTTGAAGAGTAAGGAGCTTAACAATGGTTCGAGATTGCAAGGTATGCGGTAATTCGTATAATACCTGCTATTCTTGTGAAAAGGAGCGTAGTTGGAGGCTACATACTGATACCCATGAGCACTATTACATTTGGACGGTGCTCATGGATTATCAGATTAACCATGATGCGAAAAAGGCATATAACGTCCTTCGGAAACGTGGTGTTGATTTTCAGAACACAACAGGCTATTTGCCTAAAGTGAGAAGCCTTTTGGCGGAGATCTATTCTTTGGCGCAAAGCGTTCATAGGGTAAACAAGGTAACTGTTGAAACAGAAGAAGTCAAACACGAGGATGCGGGAAAAGACGAAACTAAATCGCAACAAGAAGAGTAATGGAGAAAGGAGGGCTTCGGCCCTCCTTTTTTCAATTTGATTTGAAAGGTGGTGAGACGGGTGAATATCTTGGCTGTAGATCAGGCGCGACATGGTGCTTGGGCTACTTTTGATTATGAAAACAAAAAGCTTTTAGACTATGGGATTTGGGGATATGACAGTAAAAATTATACCTTTGAACAGGCAATTTTACATATTGAGGCTTTGCTTAATGAGGTGATACGAACGCATGATGTTGGAGCAGTTTTCCTAGAAGACATTCAGTTAAGACAGAATGTGCAGTCATTCAAACGATTAGCTCAACTACAAGGCGTACTCGTAAATCTGTGTGAGAAAACGAATATTTTATATAATTTAGTAGCACCTACACAATGGCAAAGTTTTTGTAAAGCAAGAGGAAGAACGACCAAAGAAATCAAATCCAAGATTACATCTGTTGAGCCTACATCGAAGAAAACGTCGAAAATATTATCACTGCAAGCTGCGAAAGAGATTTATGGCATTGAAACAGAGAATGATAATTTGGCTGATGCTTTGATGATTGGTCATTACGCAATAAACAACATTAAAATCGGAAGTGAGGACAACACCAATGAAGAGTAAGGAAACAAAGAAATTGATGGATGAGTTCAATGAGGATTTTAGTGATATGGAGGGTCTATTTGACACCACACTACCCGATCCGACAATGGTAGAGTTTTACCGTAGATTGAAGAACCGTGAAATTCTATGGAATGATGATATTGATGATGCCACTATTGATATCGCACTTTATATTAAAAAGTGGAATGACGAAGATAAAGATTTGGCGATTGAAGATCGTCAGCCAATCAAAATTTTTATCAATTCGGATGGCGGATATGTTGCTACAGTTCTTCATGTTATTGATATGATCCATCTGTCCAAAACTCCGGTTTATACTATCGGAATGGGACGTGTATATAGCGCTGGCGGGCTTTTGCTTATGGCCGGCCATAAGCGTTATATCTTCCCTCATACGAGTTGTCTAATCCACGATGGTTCTTCTGGAGCAATCGGAAGTATTGGAAAAATGATTGATAACCTGGAATTTACAAAAGAGCTTGAAAAGAGGATTAAACAATATATTCTGTCAAGCACCCGTATCACCGAAGAGATCTACGATCAGAATTATCGTCGAGATTGGTTTATGTTCAGTGAAGAAATTATCAAACTGGGTATTGCCGATGAGATTGTAACTGATATTGATACTATTCTTTGATAGGGGTGAGTGGGTATGGCAAAAAAGATTACCAGCTTGGAGACATATGATGCCCCTTTTACTTTGATTGACCATCCATTTTACGGGCTGAGATTAGATGATGGGCAGAAAAATTTCCGAGATGCTATTTGGGATAAGGAAAAGTTGATCGTTTTCTGTAATGCAAAGGCGGGAACTGGCAAAACACTAATTGCAACCGCAACAGCAAATCTTTTGGTTAAATATGGGCGTTGCGATGGGATTGTTTATATTGCTTCGCCCACACAAGAGCAAAAGCAAGGATATCTCAAAGGCAGTATCGAAGAAAAGTCTGAGCCGTACTTTGAGCCATTTTACGAGGCACTGGATAAAATCGGTGTCAATAGAAATACTGCATTCTATGATAGTGCAGTAAATGAGAAATATCAAACTGCCTATATTCAATGCGTCACACATACTTTTCTGCGTGGCACGAATTTTGAAAACAAGGTGGTTATTATTGACGAAGCGCAGAACTACTATTTTGATGAGTTGAAAAAGGTTCTAACTCGCTTACATGATAGCTGCAAAATCATTGTAATTGGGCATGATGGTCAAAACGATTTGTTTGACCATCCAGAGCGATCTGGGTTTGTCCCATATCTAAACTGGTTCTCTGGAGATGATCGAGTTGCTGTTTGTCGTTTGACGGAAAATCATCGGGGATGGATCAGTCAGCACGCCGACGAGCTGACATTTCGTGCGGCAATGAAATATGTGGAGGATCAATAAAATGAAGAAAATTGCTGTGAATACGGTAAAAAATTTCCTCAAAGAGAATAAGCGTGAAAATACTTTTACCCAGACTTTTGAAGTCGGGGATAATACATTTGATGTGACTTTTCGTACAGCCTTGTCCGTGATGGAGAAGAGCGTATTTTTGAATCGTGTGGTTTCTGGATGCTTTGATATGACGGGTAAATATCGTCCCGAATATGTGTCCCCGATGCTTCGAGCCACTATTATTCAGATGTGTACGAATATTCCGGCTATGACCTTGAAAAACGAGTCTGACTCTGAGGGTGCGCCAGCGTTGGATATTGATGGTATGAATGAGCTATATCTGACTATGGATTTGGACAATATTCAGAATGATGACTACCAGGCTATGCTCCATGAAATGGTCTATTTGAGCACACAGGCCATTGACTGGAAGAGAAGCAGCGTTCTTGCAGATCATGGGACGGATTCAGCACTCAGAAATCTTTTGAATAGTCTGTCCGCAAAGGTACAAAGCCTTGATATGGATTCCCTTATGAAATATGCTGCAGTTCTTTCTGAGAGCACAAAAA